TTGATGTGTATGTTAAGAAAGAATATCTATATGATGGCCAAAAAGGTCATGGTGAGTTTGTTGAGGGTATATGGGTAACAGCAAAGTCAATTCAAGGTAGAGCATTATACTTTGAAACTTATATTCCTGAGTATGGTGCTTTGTATGACAAATTGCCTATTAGTGCTTTTACTTGGAAGCCAGATGTAACAGAGGATGTACCTCTTACAGAATTGCAGTTATGGGATTGTTTTAGTTATGATATTGCATTATGTGAAAAACAAATGCTTAGTGGTAATCAATGTAAATACTTATCGCCAAATAAAAAATGGTATCAAGGTTGGTATATGTTTACAATAGATAATGCTAATAGTACGAATTTAGAAAGAAATGTAACTTATAGTGAAGTACCATCACAACATAAGTCATTTAATATATTAAAGTTAGAGAACGGCCATTTTGCCGCTCAACCTAACAACAGAGTTATCTTTTATGATAAATCTTATACGCCGAGTGAGTTGAAGTTTCCCGACTTCAAAGTGTCCACCAAGGAGTATAGTGTAGAGGGAGAACAAAAGTGGACGGCAGGTGATGACGACAATTTTTTTTATGAATTAAAGGAAAGTAAAGAGTAATGGCAAAGAGTGTATTTAATAAAGACAAAAATTTAGACCAAATGAAACAACCAATGTTTTTTGGAGATGACTTACAGGTTCAACAATATAGTGATATGAAATATCCTATATTTGATAAGTTGAATCAACAACAATTAGGTTATTTCTGGAGACCAGAGGAGATTTCATTACAAAAAGATAGAAATGACTATCAAGACCTATCTGACCAACAAAAGTTTATCTTTACATCAAATCTAAAGTATCAAACTATGTTAGATAGTGTACAAGGTAGAGGTCCATGTTTAGCATTCTTACCATTTGTTACTAATCCAGAATTAGAAGGCTGTATTGTTACATGGGATTTCATGGAAACAATTCATAGTAGAAGTTACACACACATTATTAAAAATCTATATGCAAATCCTAATGAAGTCTTTGATACTATTCTTAAAGACGATAGAATTGAAAAGAGAGCAGAGAGTGTAACAAAAACTTATGATGACCTTATCAATCTAGGTTATAAGTGGCACCTAAACAAAGACAAAGTTGACCTACAAGAACTTAAAAAGAAAATGTATCTTGCTATGGTATCTGTAAACATACTTGAAGGACTAAGGTTCTATGTATCGTTTGCTTGTTCATTTGCATTTGGTGAATTAAAATTACTTGAAGGTTCTGCTAAGATTATTTCTATGATTGCAAGAGATGAAAGTCAACACCTTGCAATGTCACAAACTATTATCAATAACTGGCATGACCGTAATGATGATAAAGACATGATAAGAATTAGAAAAGAATGTGAAAAAGAAGTCTATAAAATGTATGATGAATCTTTAGAAGAGGAAAAGCGTTGGGCAACATATCTATTTTCACAAGGAAGTATGATTGGTTTATCAGAAAAACTGTTACACCAATTTGTAGAATACATGGCAAACAGGAGAATGAAAGCAATCGGACTAACACCACAGTACGAACAAAAAACAAATCCTCTACCATGGGTAGACCATTGGCTAAACAGCAAAGGTATGCAAAACGCACCACAGGAAACAGAGATTGAATCTTATGTAATTGGTGGTATTAAACAAGATGTAGAAAAAGACCAATTTAAAAAATTTAAACTATAATGGAAAAAGCAAAAAAAACTTGTACCTCCTGTGAAACTAAATATACCGTAATATGGGATATTGAAGAGCAAGATTTAGAACCACTTACTTGCCCATTTTGTGGACATGAGGTAGAACATGAAGAAGACGAAGAAGAACGACACACAGATAATGAAGTCGATATGGAAGACGAAGATTGGAATTGATTACAGTCTAACTTCGCCTGCTATACATATTGACGACATTAGAAGTGGTACTTTTTCATTTCATTACTTAACAAGTAAGAAGAAATGGATTGGTAGACAAGGTGAAAATATAACTGGTTATGAACATAAAGAATGGAACGACCCTATTGAAAGATTTACTTACATCTCAGATTTTGTTATGGACCTATTATCAAATTACAAACAAAATCAACCTATTATTTTCATTGAAGGATACTCCTTTGGTTCAAAAGGCCAAGGTGTATTTCAGATTGCTGAAAATTGTGGTATTCTTAAATATCGTTTACTTGAAGAAAAGTATGGTTACCATACAGTTGTACCTAGTGTTGTTAAAAAAGGTGCTACAGGAAAAGGTAATGCAGATAAAGATATGATGTACGAATCATTTTGTAAAGAATTACCAGATTATAACTTGAAGAAAACTTTTGACACAGAAAAAGTGGGCAATCCACTATCTGATATTGTTGATAGTTACTATATTAAAAAGGTTGGTTATGAAAATTTATCTATTTGACACCAAAAAATCATCATCACCATTTTTAAAAGCATTCTGTGAAAAACATAATCACAGAATTTTTACTGCTAAAGAAAATGATAGTGCAAAAGGTAAAGGTGCTGATAGATTTTTAGATTATAGTTGGCCAGATTGGAATTTAGAAATACCAGATGTTGCAGTATTTCAAGGTTTGGTAAGAGGCACAAAAGAAGTGCATGATGTTTGTATTTCAAAAGAAAAAGATTGGTTTTACTTTGACCAACCTTATTTTTTCAGTAATGATTATCAACAATCAGACACAGGCGACAGATGGTATCGTATCTGTAAAAACAACACTCAAAAAAATTACCTAGAAAAATCCTATAAAGTAGATAGAAGATATGATAAACTCATATCAAGACTTCCACAAAAATGTATTGATGAACTTACGCCAAAACCATGGCAGTATGATGGTAAACATATTCTAATAATACCACCTAGTCATCATACAGCATTATGGTACGGTGTTGATAGACACGAATGGACACAAGACATTGTTAAGAAGATTGCAAAACACGATAGAACACACCCTATTGTGATTAGAGAAAAGTTTAAAAACGGTGCTGATTGGGGAGATAAAGTAGATAAACCATTAAATGAAGATTTAAAAGATTGTTATGCTATGATATCTTTTCACTCTATGTGTGCTGTACAAGCTGTTTTAAATGGCGTACCTAGTTATTGTAGTGAACACTCACCAGCTTTTCCTGTAAGTTTAGGTCTAAATGAGTTAGACCAAATTAAAGACCCTCTATATGCTGGCGACAGAGAAGATTGGATAAAATCATTAATGTGTGCTCAATTTACCGAAGAAGAAATGAAATCTGGCCAGGCATATGGTCACCTAAACGGAGAGAATATATGGTAAATACAAAATTACTAGAAAGTTTACAGAGAAGTAAATGGCAAGATAATCCTTGGGACCATTTCATCATTGAAAACATCTTAACAGATGAACAGGTAGCAGAAATTAGAGGTGCTACTGTAGAACGAGGTGGTGTATTACATGATGGCACAAGGTCAGGTTATGTAAAAGGTGTTGAAAAACAAAACCATAAACTACGAGAATACATTACAAAGGATAATTATAAAAAGTATCCTGAACTAACAAAATTTATTAATGAATTGCGTAGTAGACCAGTAAGAGAACACATTGCCAAGATGGTAGGTAATGAAGATGACTTTGCTGGTTCATTTGTTAGAGTAGAAGTATTAAATGACACAGAGGGATTTTGGTTGAAACCTCATTGTGATATACCTGAAAAACTAATATCAAGTTTAATTTATGTCAATAAGACAGGCGAGAGTATTAATCTTGGTACAGATTTATATAATGAAGATTTAGAGTTGGTAAAAACTGTACCATTTTGGCATAATTATGGATACATATTTCATGGACCTAACAAGTGGCACGGAATGAACAAAGGTAAAAATATTAAAGTAGAACGAAGAGGCATACAATTAAATTATGTAACTTTTCAAACAGATTGGCCAGTATATGAAGATTAAATCAAACGAATATGTTTGCTTAATGACATATTTGGCTGCAAAACCTTATGTAAAAGAATTTAGAACTGCTATTGATATTGGTTGTAGAGATGGTGATTTTAGTAGACCAATGTCAGAGGATTTTACTAAAGTTGAAGCATTTGATTATAGAAAAAGAACAGGTTTTGATACAATGCATAATGTGACACATAGAGAAATCGCATTAGGTGATGAAGAAAAAAAAGTAAAAGCATATTCAGGTGTTATTACAGATAAACCTAGAAAAGAAGGTACAGAAAGAATAGTACAACAAAAGACCCTAGATAGTTTTGATTTTAAAATGGTTGACCTTATTAAGATTGATGTAGAAGGCCATGAATTTAGAGTTTTAAAAGGTGGTGAAAATACTATCAAAAAATATTCACCTATTATTATTATTGAAGATAATGGTAGTGATGAAAAATGGGGAAAAGAAACTGGCGCCATTGATTTATTAAAACAAATGGGTTATGAAATTAAAGCAGAATATAAAAACGATTTAATATTAGTGAGGAAAATATGAATGAACAAGAACTCTTAACAGAGATAAAAAGACTAGAGGGTATCTACATGAATCCTCAGGACTTTAAACAATATAAGAATTATTGGTTACCAGAATCAATAGTAAAAGAAAGTACAAATGTATTATCATTAGGTGTACATAGAGATGTAGGTTGGGAACAATCAATGTTGCAAGACAACCCTAATATGAATATACATTGTTATGACCCTACACCAGATAGTGTAAAACTATTTGAATCAAATTTTGCAGGTAAAGATAAGATGACATTTCATCAAGTCGCATATAATAAAACACCTGGTACAATGAAATTTTATTATGACAAGACTGATTTATCAAAATGTTATTCATTACTGCCATTACCACAATTCGGTGAAAATCCAGCATACATTGAAGTAGAGTGTAAGAACTTAAAACAGATGATGGAAGAAGACATGCCACAACCAGATATTATCAAAGCTGATATTGAGGGTGTATGGTATGATTTCTGTACAGAGATTTTAACTTATGATGTACCATTCAAGGCATTTCTAATAGAGTTTGAAGTAAAACTAATTGATAATGAAACTAGTTTAAAACAATATGAACAAATGTTAAAAGACCTTAACTACAAATACGAAGTGTTTTTAAATAGACCTAGAAACAAATGTTTATCTGAAGCTATAGTATTACGAGGTAGATAATGTTAATAAACTTCTTTTTAAAATCCACACCATTAGATTATCAAAGAACTATATTAAAAGACTTTGCACAATCTATTGGTGGTAATTGTATAAAATCCGAATCATATGAGGAATGTGATGTTGCTGTTATATTCGGGTCGTGGAAAAAAACACCTAAAAAGAAGTGGAAAATAATGTTACAACATCACTTTACAAAAGTTAATATTGTAGAAAATCATAAAGGTAAACCATTAATTGTAATTGAAACACCCTTATTAGGTAGAACTATAACAGATAAACATGAATATCATAGAGTTGGTCTGAACCACTTTATGAGAGGCCTTACTGATTTCAAAAATGAAAATAGTCCGTCAGATAGATTCGAAAAACTAGGTTTAAAAATTAAACCATGGAGAAAGAAAGGCGACCATGTATTAATAGTAGGTCAAAATATGAATGACGCCTCATTATTTGGTATTGATTTTTCATGGTGGGTAAAAAATACTATTCAACATTTAAGAAGACATACAGATAGACCAATAGTTTTTAGAGACCATCCAGAAAACAAAGACCTAATGAAAAATTTAATAGATACTTATAAATGGGCTAATGTATCTTATAGTAATAATGGTAAAATAAATGATGATTTAAAAAATGCACATTGCACCGTAGCATATACTAGTGGTTCTAGTATAGATTCTATATTAGCAGGTGTGCCTGTAATTCCATGTAGTGAATGTAATTTTGTATGGCCTGTATCTAGCCATCAATTATCAGAAATAGAAAATCCTAAACTTGGTGAAAGAGAACAATTATTATATGACTTAGCATATGCTCAATGGTCAGTTGACGAAATTAAACAAGGTAAACCATGGCAACATTTAAAGTAATCACAACTTACAATAATAAATTATATAAAGAATATGCTCATAGGTTTAAAGAGACCTATAACTGGCCATTTCCTTTAAAAATCTACAACGAAGATGAATGTATGATGAAAGTTTTACCAGAGTTGAAAGAGTTTGTAGAACGAAACAAAGATAGACAACCATACTCAGATTATAAAGTAAAAGGAAAAGAGTTTCTAACAGATGGTGTTCGTTTTAGTTATAAAGTATATGCATATTGTCATGCCATTATAAATGAAGATGTTGATGGTTTGATTTGTATTGACGCTGATAGTGTATTTCATAAACCTATTGATGAAGATTGGATTAATAAACACATACACAGAGATGATTGTATGATGACATATCTTGGTAGAGGTGACCATTATAGTGAATGTGGTTTCTTATACTTTAATCTAAAACATCCTGCTGTATTATCATATGCACACAGAATGAAATCATTGTATGATACAGATGGCATATATAACCTAGAAGAACAACACGATAGTTATGTGTGGGATTATGTAAGAAAAGAATTTGAAAAACGAGGCACAAGAAATTTTAACATTGGTGATGGTAAACCAGGTCATGTACAAGCAAGGTCAATATTAGGACCTGTTTATGACCATACCAAAGGCAATAGAAAACTAAAAGGTAGAAGTCCGGAGGCGAGAGTATGATAGATGTTTTTATAGGTTATGATGAGGGCGAAAAAGTTGCCTTTCATATATTGGCAGAGAGTATAAGAAGAAACTCTAGTCAACCAGTTTCAATCACACCATTGTGTTTGAGTAATTTACCAGAATTTACAAGAGAGAAACAAGAAAATCAATCCACAGATTTTGCATTTAGTAGATTTATGATACCTCATTTAAGAAACTATCAAGGGTTTTCTATTTTCATGGATTGTGATATGATGTTTAGAGGAGATATTGCAGAGTTGTGGAGTAAAAGAAACTTTATATATTCTGTTATGTGTTGTAAACATGATTATGAACCTAAACAAGATAAGTTTAGAGGTGC